TGGGGGAATGCCACTAAAGCAATACTACATGACGCTTCTGGATTAGTGTTAACTTCATTTGATTTTGGTGATTCTAAAATACCTGAAGCAGGTATTGATACTTACTTTGATGTAACGCTGGATGCTAATAACAACGAAATATATACATTAAAAGAAAAACATAAAAAAGGATTAAGTCCTTCAAAGATAAAAAAGCTAGAAGATTTAGCTCCGTTAGTAAAAGTAGCAGTAAACGGCAATCAACTTAATAGAACTTTCTTTGCTGATGCTATGGGTTTAGATGAAAGCGGTAGAGCCATAGATGGAGCTACGGGAAAACCACAAGAACTTTGGCGTAGTTTTATGGGCCTTGGAGCCACGGTTTTTAACAGCGCAGACAGGTTTAACAGACAGGTTAGCATGGTAGCTTTTTATCAATTAGAGTTGGATAAGCTTAGAAAAGGTAACAAAAACGCTAAATTAACCGAAGAACAGATGACACAAGCAGCGGTAGACGCTGTGTATGCGGCCACAGAAACTAATGGAGGCACGTTTATAGAAACAGGAGCACCCATAGCAAAAGGCGATATTGGTCGAGTAGCCACTATGTACAAGACCTACGGCTTTAAAATGAATTTTTTGTTCTTTAAAAATTTCTTTAATATGATTGATAGGTTTATACCGCCTGACGCTCCTGATAGAAAAGAAGTGCGAAGACAAGCAACGATTATGTTTATGGGTAATACGTTGATGACTGCGGCTGTATTGGGAGTGCAAAGCACTTTTATATACGGGGCTGTTAAAGCTTTTGCGGCTTTACAAGATTTATTTTCTGGAGAAGATGAGAATATAGATGAAGAGTTAAGACAGTTTATGACAGAGGAGTGGTACAAGGGTGGGCTAGTACGATTGTCTGGAATAGATATAACAAATAGAGCGCAGTTTAATGAACTGCTTTTTCAAAATAATAAATACAATAAAACCGTAGATCATGAACGGTTTTTAGTCGAGACCGTTGGAGGTCCGGCAGTAAGCACGATAATGGACTTTTATGCGGGTCTCAGAGACGTAATAAAGCCTACTGGAAACAAAGTAGATTTAGAGCGTGGCATAGAAAAAATGTTACCCCCTGCATTTTCTAATATGTTTAAAGCCAGAGGACGTTTAGCTAACGAAGGCTACCTTACTAGATCAGGTAATCCCGTGTATGAGGATGTATCTCAAGGCGAGTTGATCTTTCAGTTTTTTGGTTTTGCCCCCGCAGAATACGTGCGTAAAACAGAAGAAGCTTTAACTAGAAGAAAGATAGCTAAAAATCTAATAACTAGACGAAGTAAATTAACGGGAGAGTTAAACGTTGCCATAAGTCAAAACGATGTGGCAGCGATAGGTAAAGCGAATAGGCGTATAGCAAAATTTAACAAAGATGTGGGTCTTAAATATCCTTTAGCAATGATACTCCCTTCAGAACAAGAAAAATCCAGAAAATCTTTTTACAATGCTAAAACCAACGTTTATAACGGAGTTAGTCTGCCTCCTAAATTTGGTAGTGACATAGCCACTCAAGTGCAGTATATGAAAGAAGCAGAAACAGAAGATTAAGGGAAGATTTTGGTAAAAGGCTTCTTCTGATAGAATCTTCCACGAAGTGTATAAGGTAAGAAAACTAGATACTATAATTAAAAACCCCCCAGTGAAGGGGGGTATACGTAGGAGAACGACAGATTATTGAACTGTCGAGCAGATCCTATCACAAAGTTCTCCATGCTCGCACCCCCCAAAGCCTGTTTTCTACCCTTATATCTAAGATATAACTCCATTTTTTAGTATTAAGCACCGATTCAAGCTGTTTTTTCGCTTTCGTGGTGTCTACACAAGGTATAAATACGGAAGACCCTACCTCCATAGCATCCCAATCTACGGTTATTCTCACCCCATCAGGGTGCAGATCATAGGTTCTTACTATCTCCAGACTCTTCATCTTCATCCGTAGAGAACTTCATAACGATAACGTCAGCAGGAGGTAAGTTTAACTTAGTGCCCTTACCCAATCTCACCTTGGTTCTTTTGCCTTCGCAATGTTCTTTTATCTGTTTTAGCAAATGAGCATAGTTTATCTGCAAATCTCCGCACCAGCTTTTAAGTATCTTTGGAACGACATAGAACTTCTGTGTATCGGTTTCATACCTAGCGACTAGTTTACCTCTTGCCAAGGCATCAGGTATAACCAAAGAATCCAAACCGTTATCGTGCATCTTGCGATTGTCGTGTGTGCTTTCTATTTGCAGAATGTTGCTAATGTGTTCCGTAAAGAAGTCATTCATTATGTCAAATACAGAAGCATCACTGGTTTCAGTATTACGTTTGTTTTGTGGCAACAGAGTCTCTATCACCCACTTAAATACCTTTTTGGTATCAAAAGTAATTAACTCTGCTCGTTTAGCCACCATAAGTCCTGTGATAGTGGCTGTTATATGGGCTGACCAAAAACGATTTGTAGTATCTAGTTTCCCTATTCTGTCCACACTCTCTTTAACTTTCTCCAACAGCACACGTATCTCATCTCTGTTCCGCATTATGTACTGTACATAAGGTATAGCCGCTGTGCCGTATTGCTGATACTTAACCCCATTCTCAAACGCATAAGGGTCTTTTACATCATTAAACAAGTGGCTTACGTTCGGCACGTAACACTCTAACATACGCTGTGCTTCTGCTTTGCTCATAGCTTTCGCCATACTAACTCGTTCTATGATGCTGGCATTACCTGTGGTGTTTGCAAGCAGACTCCAAGGCTCGCCCCTGTACCTCTCTATATTGCCGCTAGATGTAAGACGATTGCGTTGTTGCCCTGCGGCAAATTGGTATATTAGATTAGAAGCTTGTAATGGAGTCAGATTAGTTATCTCGTCTACACCCCAGAGTATGCTGTGGTATACCTGACCTCTGTTCATCTTACTTGCAAAGGTATCGTCTTTATTTAGTAGTAGCTCATTTGGATTGCCGTATATGCCTAATCCGGCTATGACTGCTGTAGTCTTTGCTACGCCCGAATCTACGCTGTGAAGGTGCATACCCGCACAACTAGCGTTTAACATCTCCATCAACGCACTACCGAACCCCGTGCCGACCACATATTGATACAACTCAAAGCCATCTCTGTCCCAAAAAGACATCAATTCTTTCCATTCTTCTAGTGTTCCTTTGGGTTCAAACGCAGGAAACAAACCCACGGTCTGATCGGACGGGGGATTAAACTCTATGGCATCAGCGGTTATCTTCTTATTACCTAGTATGAACGTTGTCATACTGCCGTCAGTCCAACCAAACTGTCTGTGTGCTTTCTCAGCTACACTGTTAGCTTGTAGTTCGTTAATCCATGTAGTTGTATAGGTCATCAATTCGTCCATCTTGGTAACTGCCACTCCCTGAGATGCTATATGCTTTCTAAACTCTTCTCTCGAAGTGATTGCACTTAACGGTATTGTAAACTCACGTATACCATCTTTGGGTAGATGTAGCCGCATGACTGCGCTCTCCCCTGCTTCAGGATCACGCACTCTTTTAACTACGTACAAGTCGTTATGATAAATAAGTTTCTCGTCTACTTCACCATCTAATGATGTGGACCTATGGTATACACCTCCGTTGGCCCCCCTGAAGTAGGGTTGTGGATAACTTGGCAGTTCATTTTCATCTTCATTACTAGTTTCAGCTTCTTTATACCTATTACCCAGCACAATCGGAGACTTTATCTTTCCCCAATTAGGACAATTAGGGCATATATCAGGTTTGTTTTCGTCAAATGTTACGCAGGTGTAAGGACCTTTTATGAGGTCATACTTTCGATTCGTTTCATCTACATCGTACTCAGGATGCCTCTCAGATAGCCTGTGTGCGGCTTTCTCTCCGTCTACACAAAACCTAGCAATAGATAGCCCTGCTCTCCACATGGGTTCGCTAGTGTTCTCCTGATCTGTCATTATCAATTTAAGTTGTTCACACCCTTTCCCTGCCTTTGTCTTAACCCTTATAGCTTCAAAAGAAGACTCTCTGTTACCCATAAGTTTATCCATGACAGCGTTCTTCATAAGAGGTCTATTTGTCGTACTAGTATCTCTTCCAAAGATCTCTACAAACATATCGAACTCTAAAGGTTCAAGTGCAAGAGAGCCTATCGGTTTAACTGGGATAGGGGGGTCGGCTTTGTGGTTGTGTGTTGTAGGTACACGCAAGACTCTAGCAGTATCAGAAGTCACCGCAGGATCTGCATATATTTTGTACTTTGATAGTTTACTTTTAAAGCTTCTCGCTACAGACATCCAATCTTCAGGTTCTTTCTCCTCCGTCAAAGGCCAGTACACATGCACACCTCTACCCGAATTTATCATGGTCGGTCTTGGTACCCCTGTTTCTTTGCAGAAATTTCTCAAGGCTACCAATGCTTGTTCTTGTGTTTCAAAATCCTTACTAGGGCCGCAATCCAGATCGAGAAAGAAAGATCGAATCTTTGCTACGTTGTCCTGTTTCCTAGATTTTGACGATTGAAAAGATGATAGAGCAAAAAAAGTATCCCAACCTTTGCTATCTAGTTCCCGTGCGTAGTCTATTAGTTCTTGTGTATCTTCAAAGAACCTTTGGTTTCTTTTCTTCAGTTTTGAGTGAGACGCAAAAAGACAATAAACCCCTTCCGCACAGAGAACGCTATCTAAAAATAATTTAGTTTCCATAGTGATCCCAAAAAGCAGTCACAACTAGGGCTGAACATTAGTCCAACCCCGTTGCATATTAAAGGTTAGTCCCAATCGTCTACGATATCTTCCAGATCTTTATCTTCTGGGGGATTGCCCTTCTTCTTGACTATCTTCTTAGGTTCTTCAGGTTCCTCAAAGTCATCATTGCTGGCTTCTGCTTGCACAGGCTCTGAGGTTACAGCAGTAAAACTGCTACCTGCTTCTGATTCATCTGAACCGTAACCTTCCATAGGCGTAAAACTAGTCTCTCTTTCCATGCGTGGTTCAAGCTTAATAACCTGCACAGCTTGAGGCCGTAAAGAAACGCCACATCCCATAGCCTTATTAGCCCAAGCATAAAAAGTGACTTCGATATTAATCGTGCTGCCAGTAGTCAACTCAAAGTCATCAGCGCATGGTTGTAAGTTAGCCTTCAACATAAGAGGTTTTTTAGTGGGAGTATCGTACTTTGCCTTGAGTTTGCATTTCTTACGATAAATACGATCCTCTTTTGCCGCACCTTCCTCTGAAACAATCTCATAGCCGTCCTCGAACTCAGGCCATTCGTTTTTCGGATTCTTCTTGTCGTTCTCGGCTTTCTTCTCATCGTACCAAGCCTTCATCGCTTTACGTAATTTTCCGGCTTCAGCGTGAGGTATGTTTATACCTACTTCGTATGCCGCCCCCTCTGCATCTACCGAACAAGGCTGATGACCTTTCCCTTCTACATACTGGTAAGGGCGATCTAATTTAGGCCATTGAGCCGTCACATTTTGTATCATATATTTCATTTCTTCGTTCTCCTCAGAACTAGTTGTATTAAAACCTTCAGAATAGTCAGTCGTTATAGCTCGTATGGTGTCTGTATGATCTACCATGTCTGCTACTTGTTTCTCTTCCTCTTTACCCAAAGGTCGTTTAGGCGCAAAGAACAACTTAGGCACCCTGCTACTTTCATCAAAATAAATCTTTGTGTATACAGATGACACAGAAGTTCCTCGTTTTTGTAGGAACCTAGCGTACTCCTGTAGTGGCATCTCGTTATTAGTTGCCTTACCAAAAATAGAATTGGCAGGTACTTGTAACTGATGTACCTCACATAGCTTATCTTCAAATACCAAAGCTATTTTCTGCGAAAATCTACACGCCCGTCCTTCACTTCCCCGAATATTGCGCTGACAATCCAAACATCGTGCTGACTGTTTGTTTTTAGGTAATACCCCTGAAGCGGGTTGTTGCGTGTCTGTAGACCAGCATATAGGTTTTTGTACTTTGTCGGCATTGTATTCGGCTTGGTAGTAAGCCCTAGATACAGAGGCTGCATTGATAATCACTGCCTCTATCGTGCTACCTAACGAACCGTCATCTGCATTAAAGTTATTGTCCCGTATGCTAAGTCTCATTTAGAAATCATCGTCCAGACTAACCTCTGTATCTTTCTCAGCAAGTTCTTCCTGCCAAGGTTTATCTTCTTCAGACTTATCTTCTTCAAACTTACCCCCTCTCAAATGCTTCTCGATAGCGGATATGTCAAACCTATAAGTTAAGTCTGCTTTTATGTAACAATCTCTAGCAATAGTACCTTTCTTAACCCAGAGTCTTACAGTAGATTCTGAGATACCAAAATACTTTGCTACTTCTTGCACGTTTGAATAACTAGCCATTATTATGTTCCCTTTGCTTTTCTAACACTAAGTGTATAGTTTGAGTCGGCTTGCAAGGCAGGGATCACAACGTCCTTATTATCAGGATCTTCTAAGTATTCTCTTAGGTTAGTAGCACTGGTCCTTTTCTGTATAAGCTCTGGAAGATTATTCTCAGCGCAATACTTAAAGAACTCGTCCCACTTACCTTCAGGAATAAAATAGCGGGTGTTTACCTTCCTATAGAAGGTGTGCCCACCGTCAGTCTTAACACTTTTGACTCCTTGCGACACACAATATTCATCCAGAGCTTTTGCCACTTTATCTTTCTGGGCTTCTAACTTTTTGACTTCTATTTCATGTGCTGCTTTAAGCCGTGATATTTCTGCTCTTATCTTGATAAAGACGTTGCAGAGTTGCGTCAGCCTTGCAGGAGAGATATCTCTCTCTTGATTTACTGCTTCCATTTTGTTCTCCTTACGCACCAGTAAAATCACTGGGTGGAACGAATCTACTCTCTTTTCGTTAGCTAGTCAAGCAATTCGTTATATAATTCTAGTATTTGTGAGTGAATATTTATTCTGTTATTTAGTAGTGAGTAAACTCTACCTTCTATCGGTGAACTTTGTAACTGTACCACCGTACACTTGTGAGTTTGTCCTGATCTATGAATTCTGGCGTTGGCCTGTGCATAAGTCTCCAGAGAACTAGTTGGTCCCCACCACACAATAGTGTTAGCAGCGGTTAGTGTTACACCGTGAGCCGCAGACTGCGGTTGGATAATCAATACTCTGGGATCATCTTGCTCTTGAAATCGTTTAAATATCTCCGTGCGTTTTGATACAGGTACATCTCCACGGATTATGTCTGTGGTAACTCCGTCTTTTTGTAGCTTGTCAGATATGATATCTATCGTATGTCTGAACGGCACAAAGATAAGTATTTTCTGGCTTGACTCATCAATTACCTCTTTCAAAGCTTTATACTTGTGCTTTATATCAAACTCTAAAGCCTCACCGTCCTCGGTATAGATTGCCCCTGCCGACACTTGTAACAGCTTATTCATGTTGACAGCGGCATTCGGGGCGGTTATTTGCTCGTCAGTTGTCTGCATAACCATGAATCTTTTTAACTGGTCATAGTATTTCTTCTGTTGTTTGGTCATCTCTACGACACGTTTAGTGTACACAAGATCGGGCAAATCCAAACACTGATCTTTGGTAAACCGTATCGCAGGTTGTAACGCTTTGTGTACCGTGTCTATGGCATCTTCTTTTGGTAGCCATTTAAACTGCGTGATCTTTATCATCACTTTGTCTCTGAAAGAGCTAAAGAACTTAGGCACTCCGTCAGGGTTAACTAGTTT